CGCCGCACCATTTAACTACGTGTATTGTAGGTTCTGTCCAATCGCTATGTTTAACCTCTACAATGTCACCCCCATAAACAGGTATGCAAGCCTCTGTCTCGTGGCCCGCATACTGTTCAACCTCTAACCGTCCCTCAATCGGGATTGGCTCATTCTCGCCCTCAAGTTTTGCTGATACAAGCTTGTCACCCTGCCAATGCAGAGACACTACTTTGCGCGTTCTTTTTTCTAGGTTGTCCCAGGCTCTAAACTTTATTTTACACATTAGGTTTCCTTTCGTTCCATGTTTTAGGATATTTTGGTATTCCTGAATTGTCTACACAAAAGTCTGCAGAGCGACCATTGTTGACATGAACATAATCTTTACCAAAGTACTTTTGACAAATCTCATCTCTAGACAATAAGGGGCTAGGCTCCATCGCCTTGACGATGAAGAACACAATGCTACATATCACAAATAGCAACAATATAATTAGTCCAACAGAATCTATTTTATCTGCTTCCATAGACTAGCCCTCCAACTCTTTAAGCTTTTTAGCAACATCTTTGATATACTCACTGCCATATACATCTTGGCAACGTTTATCTAGCAGTTTAAGTATTTCAGCTAGTGAATAGATACATTTTGGATCACGCTCCTCTAAAGGACCATAACAGCTACAGTGTCCTAGGTCTATCGGTATGAACTTACCAGTGTTATCTTTAAGCACCGCCGCACCATCTCCCTCGTAATCACCCACTTCATAGTTATAGATAAGATATTCATAGGCTTCTTTGTCTAAATATTTTAAATCATATTCATCTAAAGAGTCCCTGCCAACGTTATAGATTTGCATCAGTCAACTCTTAACTCTGCTATGCCAATTCGCTCTAATGCCATCTCGCTTGCCATAACGAAAATATAGACAGTGCTAACGCTAGCTGCTTCTGGAATCGGAACGCCAATCAGATACTTTGTGTCGTTTTCGAGCTCTTTGACCTCATTTACGATTCCCAAAACACCACACCATTTGTGGTTTTCGTTGAACTGCACAACGTCATTGATTTTTAGTTTTGTCATAGCACGTCCTCCGCCTTGATAATTTTATTATTCGCTCTATCAACGGCGCATTCACCGTTATAAATTTCATCAGCGTAGTATTCTATGGTGTCTGCAAAATCTGTTTTCGATACAACACTATCACTCACGGCAGCCTTTTTGGCTTCAGCTTGAGTTTTAGCCTCGACAAAGACAGTACCCTCATGCACTACTCGAACTTTGACTTCGTAAATCATTAAACACTCCCTCTATCCAACACTGATTTTTTTAATATCTTGATGGCTTCGTCTACGAACTGGCTATAAATGGCTGTCTCTCTGGCTTTAATCATTCGCTGCAGCTTAAAGTATGGATCGTCAGGATTGAGCCTTGAATTGAGCCAGTCTTCAAACATATCACCGTTAAAATAGCCGTCTTGTGTTGACCACGGAAATACTATCTTGGGGCACTCCTTTTGGTGTTCTTGAGTTTTTTTACGTTTCATTGACATCTCCTTTCTCATGTCCACAAAATTAGTGGTTTAGTTGACATTTATTGCTCCATCCACGTCTCGCCATCGTCATACGGATTGACGCCGTTCACGAACTTGCCACAATTAGGACACTTTGAGGCAGCGTCTGGGAAACTCCCAACACGATATGGCTTTAGCGATGCTTGATATGCTTTCCAGTTTCTACTGTCGCCGCGAATAAGCAATATTTCGTCATCGCAACAATCGCGCTTTACTAGCCACCTATTTCTGTCCATACTGTCTGTATAATCAAACACCCAATTACATCATTCGATTTTAGGGGTCATTGCGCTCTCCTTAGCTACCTCTTAGAATAATCTTTTTGCCATCTTTGAGCCTGTAGCCGCTTTTGGTGTTATGGTCAAATTCCAGGCAATCTTGTCTGAACAAATAGTCGAATACTCTGCCCAAGATTAGAGCATAACAACCATCATCATGTAGTATCTGCTCTCTTATATACTGCTGTGGTTCTTGGCTGTACAGCGCATCGGGCTTTAAGTTCCATACTCTGTCACCAAGCGCTTTTTCGGCATCCTGTTGAGTTTCAGCTAGTGCATCTGCAAGGTCATCCACGTTATCTATCTTGACTTCAAAATCATCGTCATTATAAAAACCTGTACTCTGATATTTACAAGCTAGTCTACTAAGAGGACCGACCGAAAAATCTCCGTAGCCGTTTGATAGGTACATACTAGAATTTTCATCTACTTGTATTGTTATACTAAAACCCATAACCTTCTTTCCTTATCTACACGATTTTGCGTAGTTTAACTTTCACCTCCACAGCGGGACGGCCGATCGAAGAACCTAACATAAAAAAGGGTAAACTTGATCGGCCGCACACCTCCGCCGAAAACTCCATCTCGGCGACGAACTCAGTGCAAGCAATCTGTTCGTGCGGGCTGGACGCCCGCCGTGGAGGTGATTTCAACCGCATAACTGGTTGGCTATATAAGCAGCTAGGAACAGACTCACACGGGACTTAATTTACATCTGCCCGTTACCAGCTAATGCTATTAGAAAACACTTACTGCGATGAGCAACTAGCGACTGCTAGTTCACTGCTTATATAGCCAGTTGATAGCACCAAGGTTATCGACACCTGCCGTAGCTACTTTTACGGTACCAATTTGGTGCTACCAGTTGAACAGACAATACACGTTGCACTACGCCAAAACTTACTCTCAAAAAAAGGCTCACAACGTTCCACGGTTTTGCCATACGTGCCGTGGTGAACCAGCACGCAGTTCATAAGGATTGTGCATATCATCTGTCCAGTTGAATAGACAATCGGGTGGATTTGAACCACCGTCGCGTACGTACACGTGCTGCAGTGCGGCTTTACCATCTAAGCTACGATTATCTATCCAGTTATACGGTTGAAATGTTAATATTCGCCCAGTTTCTTGACGTATGGTAGGTCAATGGTTATTCAATCGGCTCTAGGTCTTTAATTGCCTTTTCGACATCAGACTTGTCATACTTTTTGCCGTCTATTTCGATGGTGGCTTTTGGGCTGTTTGGGTTAAATACCTGGTAGTCTAGTTTTTTCAATTCAGCCACTGTGTACCAGTCACCAGTTGCATCTTCATTCCCTCCGTAGTTTAATAGATAACAGCCATCCAATGCTGCTAAAATCTTTCTGGTGTCACCATGACTATCGCGAATCATGTCGCCTCTGCAGAGGTTGTCTAGTGTCTTTTCTACTGGCTCGAGCATTTCGTCTAACCAGCAAAAGCCATACTCGTCGACATCGTAATAGCTGTCGGCTATGCGATTAATTGTGAGCACTTCGCCACCCATTCTTGCCATAGTGTGGTTGCAACGCACACCGCCATAAGACTTATCTACGACAAGCCCCTTGCGAACTTTGACTTTATCGCCGACTTTGAATTTATTTGCTGACATTATATTTCCTCCTCAACTCCAAAATAAATTAGCCAGTCTTCTCTGTTTTCTTTGATGGATTTTTCAGCTTCTTCTTCAGTTCTATAATGTACAGGCTCACCAGCATTATTAGAGCTAGTTCTATATGTGAAAAGGCTTTTAGTCTTGTAACTATAGTAGACAATCCACCCACCATTATCATTCTCAAAGTCTGGCTTAAACGTTGAGGTTCGGCGTAGTCTAACCTCGGCTAGTTCACGGTCGATGGCTTTTTCGCACTCTTCTTCGGTGCGAAATACTTTGCCAGTACGCCAAGCATTGTAATCACGTAGCTTTCCAGTGAAAAGTGTTGGTATTATATTGGCATTCTCAAGAATAAAACATTTTTCGCCAATCATAGGATTCCAGTGAATACTGTCTGTCGGCTCTTCGACTTCCTCAAACCACTCATCAAAATTATCAATATCTCGAATCGTCCACTGTGGATTAGTTTTGGCTCCGACTGGTGTAATTCGCGCTAACTCTTTCGCTCCATCAAAATCACTAACTACTTCTTCAAAGATTGTGCCAGCTTTGATGGTTGGCGTATCTTTACGCAGCTTATAACGTTTCATCTTCCTTAAAAAGCTCCTCTAGATCCTCGTCTTCTAAAATATTTCTCAAAATATCTTTCGCTAGTTCCTTTGCGCTGTCTTTAGCAAATCTAGCTGATATGTCATCAAGAGCTTTTAAAATAGCTAAAACTAATTCTGGATCATCAGAATTCATACCAATTTTGGTTTCACCACAGTATTTCCTGCCTTTTTTAAATATTTTGATATTCACTTCAGCTACTGGTTTTTTCATAACTTACTTCTCCTTATACTCCTCTACCGAAAGAGTGATTATCTTATAGCCTTTTTCTTCTAACTGCTTTTGGATACCTTTCCAGACTTCTGTCATCATATTCTCTTTTACGGTGTCTGAATCAATATACCGTGATATTTCTCTATCCTTACAATCAACCGTCACAATTAGCTTCATTCTACCTCCTAGGGTGGACTCTGGCTGCTGCTAGATTTTAGTTTAGAGAATGGAACTAGCCATTTAACCCGTCTGCGCTGTTAAACAGGAAAACCAGCGTAAAATCGGGCACCAGATTATTAGTTGTTATTGTCGCGAAGTCTTAAAACTTCGTTTGTTGCGTTTTTGGAATACTACCTCGTACGTATAATCGGGATGAGCAGGCAACCAAACATTCTCTAGTATCTTCCGCCGCCACTTGTAGTCGTCGGTCTCCACACCCTTAGCTTCTCGTAAAGTAAATGAGCCATCCAAGTTGTGGATCCTGAAGTCTACTTTATGCCGGTAAGGAAATGCTTTATTACCGTTTTCGTCGTACACCCAACCTTCAATTCGATATTGCGTGTCGTAGTCTTTTATCTGGCCAAGTTTTTTCTCAACCTCTAGGTCTGCGGCCACTTGCGCTTCAAACTTTGAATCGTATATCTTACCGTTCATTTCAGTACGCTTAGCGCCGTACTTGTTGGTTTTCCCGATTCTGCCAATCTCTACGCCGCAATTACGGCAGGATAGCCTCCCTCGGGAAAGCATCAGGTGCTTTGACTGGCATTCAGGACAAGACGCGGTAGATCGTATGTCGTTTATGTCAAACTTCTTATGCGTTGCTTTTATGTACACGCACCCTCTCCTTTCTTTGCTTGCGCCGCTTCATACGAGCGCGCCAGTTGCTAACCCGCCTTGCTAGATAATCCTCGCTTTTTAGCCGTTCATATTTCAGCTCAAAATTATCTAACAGGCTTGTTGTTTTACTATTCATCGTAAAAACTCCTTATACGCACCGTTTCGGTAGTTAGTCCAAGCTGTATATCCTTGACTTTGCCAAACTCGATATGCAACTTTTACAACAGTCGTTGTATCGTTTCTGTTTTCGTCAGGACGAAAATGTACGCAGCCAACCTGCAGAACACCGTAACTGCCGATACACACTCTGTGATTTTCGGTATTGGTTAGGTTGTGATTCAGTGGGTTGCAGCCCCTATTTTCAGCTCTGGCGATAGCCATCATCAAGTTAGTGTTCCAACCTGGATATTTAACCAGCTCTTGTCGAACCAATTCGCAGCCCGCTGCTACAGCTTGTTTTGGCTGTAGTACGGTTGGTTCG